CTGTGTTGCGCCTTCGGCGCAAGCTTCCCATCGGTGCGCTCGCTTACGCGAGCGGTCAGTTCGACGGATTGGAAAAATCTTATCTGTTGAATTGAAACCCGATGCCCCTGCTATTCTGCAAGATGTCTCAAGCCGTCTAAGCCGTCTCTTGAGACGAGATAGCTTATGCCGATCCGAGAATGGTTGACCGAAACAGAAGCACAGCAGCTCCTCCAGAAATCCCGCGCCACCTTACGCCGATTCGTCAGCAGCGGGGCCATCCAGACAAAACTAGAACGGTTATCCGGCAGCCGGCAGAAACAAACGCTATTCCGTGCCGGCGATGTCGAGCGCCTGGCGCAGGAACCAGAACCGGCACTCATGAAACAGCCGCGTACCCTTCTTCCAACGGCTGCGCGCCTGCTGCCGGCCGTGCCGATTAATAAGCTGTTTCTGACACTGGCCGAGGCCCATGCCTATAGCGGCCTGCACAAGTCGCTATTGATTCGATTAGTCAACAGCGGACATCTCCGACGTGTTCCAGGCACGCGTCACTGGCTGATTGCCCGCAGCGCGCTGGACGCTTTCGCTGAGAGTTTCAGGAACATGTCTCAGCCGTCTCAAGATGTCTCTTGAGACGAGATAGCCTCATCCGAATCCTTGCTTATCTCAGGGGTTTCGGCAGGTCTTCGCAAATTGTTCAGTAAAGCCAGAGACATCAAATTTTGCCATCACAGGCCCTTGATGAAAAGGCGTCCATTCAATGTAGAAATAGTGAGTAGAGGCAAACTGCTTAGCAAGTCGCGCCGGATTGGGACTAAATAGCAATTTGTTGTCGCCCGATTCGGTCCAACTCTCCGCTTTAGGTTTTCCGTCGTCCAGACGAATTCGCACGTAACCGTTTTGCAACACCCGATAGGTGAGCACCGCGATATCGAATCTTTTCGAACTCGTACACTTGACACCAATGCCCGGACGAATTTTTTGTTCCCCGATATCAACATCCTCCACCGCTGAGCGCGTGAAGACTATTGTCCTCGTACCGTCAATCGAGACGCTCGGTTCAGCCTCTTTCCAATCCTCTGCCTCAGACTGACCGCTAAAAAGTTTCGCAGTAAGAGCGCTTAACAGCGCAAGTTCAAGGCGCATCTGTAAACCCTCCCTTAATGCCGTCTTGTGATTACCCAGGGACTCGATTCGATTTAAAAAACTTCTACTGAATATCGCGTCTCATGAGATATCTCATGAGACAGTGAGACATCTTGAGTCAAATACCGCTCGAAGAGCATCTCTAAGACAGAGCCAAATGCCCACGGTTTTACGAATCGACGGATTCCGGTTTCACTTCTTCAGCAACGAAGGAGCCGAGCCGCCTCACATCCACGTGGAAAGCGCCGGCAGCCGCGCCAAGTTTTGGCTGATTCCCGTCGCGCTCGCCTGGAACCGGGGTTACAATGAGAGCGTTTTAAACCGCCTCAATCAAATCGTTTCGGAAAACCGAACGATGCTCCTGGAAGCCTGGAATGAATACTTTCAAAACTAATCCCGCAGCAATTGAAGTGAAGGTCGATGACGACACGATCTGGGCACGCTTAGCTGACGGCCGCGAAATCCGCGTACCGATTGCGTGGTTTCCCCGCCTGGCTAACGCCAGCCCGGAAGATCGACGGATATTTGAGTTTGATGACATCGGCATTCATTGGCCAAAAGTGGATGAAGATCTTTCGATAGCCGGATTTCTGCGACTTTAACGCAGAAAATGCCTGCCGAAAATTCCCCGCCATCACTTCCCTTCGTCTGTCCGTTCTGCGGCACCAAAAGCTACAACCCACACGATGCCGAGCACGAATACTGCGGCCGCTGCCATGTCTTCGTGGCGGATCGCCGGGCGTACCTGCGCGCCATAGAAGAATGGCGCGAGCGCTACAGCAAAAAAGCAGAGAATGGAACGTGACCATCGAACGCCGGCTGCTGACCAGCCTGGAAGATATCGAACTCATCACGCTGGAATGTCTTTCCTGCTCGTCGCGGCTGTCCATCCCGCCCGATTTGCCGCGCGAAATTCCCACGCAATGCCCGAGCTGCCTGAAGCCCTGGCTGCCGCTGCATCCTGCGGCCAGTAGCGCGAGCGCATCGCCCTTACTGAATTTCACAATGTCGCTTCGGCGGTTGCGCATGCTGAGCAAGGAAGGCGTGGAACTGGGGTTTCGCGTGTTGCTGGAATTCCGCGCGCCGGATGCGTAGAGGAGAAATTGAGAAATGCCCCCGCCGCGAACCACGCACCTGAAGCCGGATCGCTGCCCGGCTTGCTTGTACCGCTTAGATGCCGCAATTGCTGCATTCAAAGATGTGACACCGAGTCCCGGAGATTTCACCGTTTGCATTCAATGCGGAGCCGTGCTCGAATTCGACAACAATCTGCACGTGCAGAAAGTCAGCGAGCAAGGGAAACAGAAGATTGCCGGAACACCACAATTAGCCATTCAACTAGCACGAGTCGTTGAAGGCGTTCAACGTATTAAACGGAGAAACTGAGAAATGCCCTCAGAGAACGAAATGCCGCCCGAAGAGAAGATCACACTGCAATTCACCGATGCCGAACTGGACTTGCTTACCTTCTCACTCGGTGCCACACGCCATACCTTAATGAACGATGAACGCATACCGGTAGAATTCACACAAGCCGTAGATAAATTACGCGAGCGCATCCAAACCGCACAACAACCGTCGCTTACGCAAAGAAGCCGGAATGTCCGATAACGTGTAGTATGTTCCCTTGCCTCTACGGCAAACAAAGCACTTAACCGCATTGCGCAGTTGACCATATCCGGAACCACAACAGGTTGTGCTTTGCGCCGCCAAGTTTGCTCTTTCTTCCCCTCGATACCGCATAAGAGAGGCACCAGATCGGCACCCAAAAGCATAACGGCAATCGGCTGCAACTGGTGATTCACTGCCACGCGCGCTAAACGCGCAATTACGGGATGCAACTCCGGACCTAAGCCAGCCTCATAGCGCGCGATAGTGCGAACGGTTACGCCGGCTTCGCGTGCAAGTGCTTCCTGCGTAAGTCCCAGTTTTTCACGCAGCTCCGTTAGAGCCTGAGTCAGTATCAGCGAATAAGATTTCTCTTTCATGAGCCTCACGCACCTCTGACCACGTACTTGTTTTTCAAAAATCGCGTACTTGCCATCGCCCCGTTTCGCCTCAATGCTCAAGCCGTATGACAATGCAATGGAACAGCGCAAAAAACTATGGCTTAACAAAACGCGATACCGCCCGCGTTCTCAATATCAGCCTGGCTACCTTAAATCGCTGGATGGCAAAAGGCTGCGCACCTCCGTATCGCAAGATTGGCCCCCGACTCATCCGCTTCAACGAGCGGGAATTACTGGAGTGGGCACATCGCCAACCCGGCCCCGCACGATTGAATTGAATCAAAGCCTTCTCACCAGTCGGCCGGCCACTTCTCCGCTTTCCGCATGGCTTCGAGAATTACCTCCCGGATGCGCGCCAAGTCTTTCGCTAAGTTTGGCCTCAATTGAGCCGAATTAAAGAGCAGGGAATCCACCGCCGCCGCCAGCACGCCCCAATCATGCGCGGGAAGTTTAACGCCAATGCTCTTTTCGCTCATCCACCGGCACCCCGCACAAGAAACACCAGGTAACCGAGAATGGAAGCCAACACCAGCGCTGCCAGCACCGCCACCAGGCCCGCGCCTGGCACGAGCAGGGCGCCCAGCAGCAGCGCCGCATCCACAAATGCCACCAGCCCGAGCACCACGACCGTAACGAGTGAGACGCGTGTCATTGCTCAACAGAAATACGTCGCAAACAGATAAATTTCGTAGGTGATAGTCGTTTGAATTGTGCCACCGGTATATTCCGGCACCACGGTAAAGCCGCCGCCGGTCGGATCGAGCCAACACACTCCCGGATTCCAGGCCGGTTTGTTCACGTTGATCGTGCAAGGTATCCGGATACTCGCCCAGTTCTGCGGCGCCACGGGTGGATTCGTAACGTTGAAAAAAATGCTGCCGCTACCAGCCAGTTTGATTGTGAAGCGCGTCGTACACCAGCAAATGGGACCAAACAGCAAATACTTACCGTAGACTACTGCCGCGCTCGCAATCGTCATACTGCCGCCTGGCGCGAATTGCGGAGTCCAGTCGAGCAATGCGCCCAGATTGACTTGATCCGGCGCTGCGAAGGTAGCCGCCGCATCCAGCCGCAGGCCACCGGTCACGCGCACGCTAGAGGCTAGTTCCAGCCAATTCCCATTGGCCGCATCCGCCACCGTGACACGTGGCCCATCGGGAAAATCCGGCGCCTGAAAATCGAGCGTCATCGTTTTCCCAAGCGCGCTCGTTAACGTGAGTGCCGACAAATCCGTCAGCGATGCTGGATCGCCTTTATCGCCCTTATCGCCTTTTGGTCCTTGTGGCCCCTCCGGTCCTTCCGGTCCCGGATCACCCTGCGGTCCTTGCGCACCGGTATCGCCGGGATCGCCTTTCGGCCCTTGCGGTCCCATATCACCGGGCGGCCCTTGCGCGCCGGCCGCTCCGGTATCACCCTTCGGCCCCTGCGCACCCGCGGCGCCGGGATCGCCTTTCGGCCCTTGCGCACCGGCCGCTCCGGTATCACCCTTCGGCCCCTGTGCACCGGCCGCACCGGTATCGCCCTTCGGCCCTTGCGCACCAGTCGCTCCCGAATCACCGGGCGGCCCTTGCGCACCCGCCGGGCCCGTGGCACCCGTCGGCCCCTGCGGCCCTTGCGGTCCCGGATCGCCGGCCGGACCCTGCACCGGTCCGGCATCCGCCCATTCACTCCCACTCCACACCCAGAGATGGCCGTTATCTTCGGTGATGTACGCATCACCTGTTGCCGCGCCCGCGGCCGGCAAATCCGCTGCCGTCGCTACCACGCCCTGTAACTCGAGGCCCGTTCCTTCCGGTCCTTGCGGCCCTTGCGGTCCCGGATCACCCTGCGGCCCCTGCGGTCCGGGATCGCCCGCCGGTCCCGTATCGCCGGCCGGTCCTGGAGGTCCCTCCGGTCCCGGAATCCCGCCTTCTTCGATGAAGGTATCAATCTGCTCCTGCATCGCTTCGACTTCGGCATCGATCGTGCGCATCCAGGTTTCATACGGTTCCGGCGGTTCCACCGGCGCATCATCGAGCGGCGCCACCACGCGATAGACGAAACCAGGGAAGGTCAATTTTTCGCTCGACGTTTCCACATCCACGCTGGCCGAACAGGTGCCGGGAACCGAGATTTCACTGCCCACGATGTCATAGGCAATCGAACCGCTCACAGCATCCACGACGCGCGCCGGACTGCGATCGATGACTCCATCCGGCCGCTCGAAATTGAGGTAAACGACGGCTTGCTCGCCGATGACATACGGCCGGTTGCGCGCCGTCAGAGACAGCCGCAACGGATAGGTATCCTGATCGCCGCGATAGTAAACCAGCTCCGTCGGTTTTGGACATTCCACCGCGTACAGCTCGAGTCGTACATCGTAGGGTTTCTCTTGTATCATCGTCATCCTTCCCCTTCCGCAGCCTGCGCCAGGTGATACACAAACTTCATCAGGTGCGCGCCCAGCTCCGGCGATTCCCGCAACAGCACAAGTAACAGCGCGACGGCTTCTCGCTCCGCTTGCGTGCGTGGAAACCAGCTCGCTGTTTCGAAGGCCTTGACATTCAGTGGCGGCCGGATCGGCCCTTCGGTCGGCCGCTTGCGCGCCTGCTTCATGAAGGCCGTCCCTTCTCCTGCAGAACGGCCGGCTCCAGTTCGCGCAACTTGGCGCCGACCAATTCGATCAGTTCCTGCTCGGCCGGCGTTAGCTTCCACGGTTCCCCCTGCAACGTGAGGCGCAGCACACCGCCGCGCGCGCAGACATGCCGGCACAGCACATGAATACGCCAGCCCCAGAAACCAACTGGCAGTGTTGTCAGAAAGCACCGGCGCAGCATCATTGCACAAACCCCCGTTCGCGCATGGCCTCGAGCGCCTGCGGATTGATCCAGACCGGCCGGCCGTCATCATCACACGCCGCATGGAAACCTTCCTGCTCGAGCAGGTGTACGATGCGCCGCTGCATGTCGCGCGTCTGCAGATGCACGGGAATCGCGCAAGCCTCGAGAAATTGATAGACCGACAGCTCCGGATGCTGCCTGGCGTAGTAACGAATTTTTTCCGACCAGGGATCGGTCACGAGACGCGCCTGCTGCTCGCGTTCAAACAACGCGCGTGTCTCGGCTTTCGGCCACCAGCACACCTGCGCACGATAGAGCGATAGCGCTTCCGCCCAGATCTGCCAGCGATCGCGCTCGAGTGCCCGCAGGTCTACCGCGCCGGTCGCGACCGGCCAGGCCAGGCGCGCGCCTTCCTGGTAGAGGTAATGCCGTTCCTCCACCGTCCCGAGAAACACGCACTGCCGCGGATACGCCATCTTGCCCCAGCGCCCATGCGCCGGCCGGTACTGATCAAGCGGCCGCGTGAGAAACTGGCGTGCCTGTTCATACTGCAACTGGCGGCCGGCATCGGCCAGCGCCACCAGCCACACACCGCGCAATTGCTCGGCCGCTGCCTGCCACTCGAAGCGCGAGGGAAGCTGTGCCAGCAGATAGGACGCATCACCCGCCAGCACTTCCGCGGCGCGCTCGAGCTGCGCCGGCTGTGACCCTTCGAGCAACAGAATACTTTCCACCGCCGCGCCTGGCCGGAACAGACGCGCGATCGCGCCCACAAACCAGGCCACCGCGCACTCGTCCCAGTACAAAGCCTGATCTTCGGCGTAACGATGTTGCGCGCGCGATTCTGCACCAAAATAGTGCAGAAAAAAATTCTCCTGCAGGCGTTTCACGCCGTCCCAGCGTTCCGCTTCGATGCGTTCCCGCAGCGGATGCATCGCTTGCGAGCGCGCGACCAGCTCCACCGCGGCGCGCGCCACACCTTCCGGCAGCGTGGGCGTCAAGGTGCGTTGCAGCCACGTCAGGATGGAAAAGAAACGCTGCTCCTCGAGTTCGCCAGCGTGAATGCCGGCCGGCAGGCCTTTCTCGAGCACAATCTTTTCCCGAAACGCGTCATAGCGCAGTTTGCCGGTCCAGTCCGGATGTTCGCGTAAAGCGCAGGCTGCATTCGCGACATTCGGATGCGGCCGGCGCACCCGGTTGAGTGTCAGGCCCTCGCGCCAGACCTCCTGTTCGTTCGCCTGGTCGGCCGCCGCTGCCGCCAGGCCCAGCACCGCCGGCGATTCAATGCGGCCCCAATGCGCGCACCGCGAGCAGTACTCTTCGCCGAAATCGCTGCGCACGCGTTGACAGGTCACCGGTCCGGCATCTGCTAACGCATGCCGGATTTTTTTCTCCGTGTCGCGGCGCCGGTAACCGGCATGCGGCCGGCTAAAGGTATGCGCCGCTTCCTCCCCATCGCGCGTGCGCGCAACGACCGATAGCATGGCGTACCATTCCGGTTCGGCGAGCGTGGCCGCATCGTCGCGTGTATGCCGCAGCCAGGCGCAACCCTCGAGAATCGGACCGAGCAACGGCGCCGGCCCCTTCGCTTTTTGCTCGGCACGTTCTGGCGCCGTTTCCTTTGCGGCCGCCTGGCGCCAGGCTTCCGGCAACTCGGCCAGCGCCACAAACCAGCCCTGCAATCCATCCCAGGTATATTCGAGGCCCGTATCCGGATGGATCGACGGAGGCGCTACGACATACGTGCCCGCTGCGCGCAGATCGACATGCGGCGCCAGGCGCCCGCGCGCTTCGAAATCCACCGGCACACGAAAATAGAAATGCGTGCCACCGGTACCCGTCGAAACGGTACGCGTCTCCGGCAGCTTGCCATACTTCTGCTCGAGTCCGAAGAATTCCTCGCGGCCCGGTTTCGCGTGACTCACATCGACATCGATCACGAGCAGGCCGACTCCGGCCGCCAGACCGATATTCGCCTGCGGTTCCCGCTGCCACCACTGCCGGATTTGAAATTCATCCGTCGTCGCATCGAGCACGCCGCGGCCGCCTTCGCGCTCGGGAATCAGCGGTACTTTCGCACGCACGCCAAGCGGCAGGACACGCAGGCCGGCCCGCGCATAGGCCAGCGCGGCACGTAGCAAACGGTTCATTTCCGCCATACCAAACCCCTACCCCGCCCGTTCCGTTGCAACCTGGCGCGTCCTGGCGTCAAGACCTGCAGGGGATGGACCCGATTCCGGATGCCGGCGCACCCATTCCTGCAACTGGCGCCGAATCTCGCCGTCGATTTCTTCCTGCCGCTGGCCTTGATAATCGAAGGCCCGCCAGTCGGTGATCTGTTCTTCGAACAATTTCGTCACTGCCACCGCCAGCGAAATGAGCGCGTCTTTTCGCGTCAACTCTTCGGCCGCACCGTCCCAGTAAGCAGCCCAGCGCTTCGCGCCGATGGCCACCCGTTCCAGCCGCACCGGCACCGGTTGCGCGAAACGCAGAGCGAGCAGATTGCCGGCCCCGGAGCGCGGCTGCCGGAAGAACGCGCCTACGAAATGGATGTTCGCCGGTACCCCTAAGCGCGGCATCGCTTAAAACCCCTCCGCTTCGCGCCGCTCACGCCGCCAGGCCTCGAGAATCGACTGCAAGCGCATTTCGAGTGCATACCAGTCGAATTGGCGTGCCGCTTCCGGATGAAGGATGGCCGCTTCTCCGAGCGCCGTCAGCAATCCCACCAGTTCTGCCGGGGAGAATTCGAGCGCAATCAGTTTTTCATCCGCACTGCTCATAAGCCCGAGGTACTCGCTGCCGTCGTCGCACTCACTTCCGCCGCAATCTGCGCCATGGCATCCGCCAGCGTCGGATTGTAATCACCCACTGTCAAACGCACCTCCGTCGTCGCCGCCCGGTCCGGCATCTGACTGAGCACGACGCGCTGCACTTCCATTTCTTTCGCTTGCCAGCCGTAGCGCGCCGCCGTCAACCGCACCAGGCCGCCTGGCTGTGCACCGACCGTCCAGCAGACCAGCTCGCCGCGTTCATTCGGCGTCGAGGCGCGCGCCAGGTCCGTCTGCGCAAACGTGAGCGCGGTATCGGCATGCGTCACGCGCAGATCGTAATCGACCCACTGCAGCAGGCCGTAACGATCGATCGAATCCTGATCGTAGATATGCGCCGTCACACCATCGCCCACAAACGTGACATCATTCGCCGGCGCAAAAAAATCCTCGCTATAGGATTCGACCCGGAAAGACGGCTGGCCGGCTGTATCCGTCAACTCGAGAACCGCTATAGTCGGATTCTCGCCATAGGTAAATAAACCCTGCACATCGATGAACCAGACCCGGCCGGTCGCTTTCGCAACGGCATCCAGAATCTGCGTCACAGATTGATATTCGAAATTCAGCTCGAGCACCGTCGTGTGCGCAATCGACCCCAGGCGCAGAATGGAAGGCGTTAAGCCGGTACCCGTCAGGACATCGCGGATGATTTGATCGTCGTACCAGCCAAGCGTGGTATAGTCTTTCGTCCAGGTGCGCCCATCGGTGAACAGCCGGTAATCGCGGCAGGCATAGGAAACTTCGACCGTGCCATCGAGCGCGCCCAGATCCGACATGGCGCGCGAAGCCACAAAGCCGGCAAACAGCGTCTGCGGAGCTCCGGCCGCCAGTTGCATCCGCGGCAGCGACCAGGGCGCAAACAGCGGAGCGCCGAGATAGACGGCATCCACGGCAATGTTGAAGACGGTATCCTCCACCGAGAATCCGCACTCAAACCAGATTTCCGTCACACGCTCGGAATCGAAGGCGGCCGAAGGCGCCGGCAGCCGGTCCGGACCCAGTTTGTAGAAGATGAGATAGGGATTCGGCAAAGCATCCTGATTACCGGAAATCTGTGAGCCGTACCAGCTCGCGCCCGCGGCATCCACCAGGCGCGCCCGAAAGAACCAGGCGCCGCCTGGCCCGCCTTTCGGCCATTCGACCAGCAGCGATAGATAACAGTCCTGAAAATCGGTCGGCACGAAATGCGCCAGCCGCACCTGACCACTACCATTCTTTCGATTGACCTGAATCAGCAAGATCAGCTCACCCGGTAACTCACGTTAAACATGCATTCGTTCACACCCGCCTCAAACGGAATACCGGCTCCGCCCGGCATACCCATCACCAAACGTTTGTTGGGTGCATCGACCCAGGCCGGCGTCAGTAACCACTGCCCGCTTGGCACGAGCAGCGCCGCCGGCGCCAGGATTCCGCCCACAAAACCAGCCGGCGCCAGCGCCAGGCTGACGTAGACAAAAGCATCCAGCGTGCCGCCGAGGGTAATCATGAAATGCAATTGCGTCAGGCATTCCGCGCCACGCCGCAGGTATTGCGCCGAAACCACGTGCAGCGCGCTCGCCGTCATGGCGCCCGCGGCCGTAATCGTAGGCGTGTAGGATTGCCAGTCGGCGCCGAACTTGACCGTGTCCGGCAGCGTGACGGTTCCCGTTGCCGTGAAATCACCGACATTCGTTAAGGCATAGCCGCCCGCATCCACATCGCCGCCCCAGAGCTGCAGGTTCTCGAGCAGCGCGTTGTACTGATTCGCGGTCGAAGCTTCGCCTGCCTGCACCGGCGCCGGCCAGCTCATTTTTCACCCTCCGGTGCCCAGGGAATCAGGCCTTCCCAGATTTCTGAATCCGATTTCTTGCCGAAGACGTGCAGACCATCGGCATCCGCCACAAAATTCACCGCACCGATCGGTATCGTCTGCTCCGGCGGATCGGTTGCCGGCTCCGCGGCTTGTGTTTTCGCGGCGCGCATGTGCGCGCGAATCTCAGCGAGCGAAGCGCCCGAGCCATGCGCTACCCAGGTGAGGCCGCTCACATTGCCGGAGGCATAGATATTGCCTTGCGTGCGCATGTTGCCGGTTGCCGGGTAAAACGTAGGATCGGGCGCAAACTGCCCGTTATTCAGAATCTGAAAGTAATTCGTGGCCGTCCCGGACTTCGTCTGGTAGAAATCCGATGCCGTCGTAATCCGCCCGCCCGCCCAAAGACCACCATTAATAGCTAAGGACGCGGTAGCCCCGCCGCCGAAGTCCATCGTCGGCTGTGCGCCGTTGAATGAGAACTTCATGAGTTTGCCCGAAGCACTCAACTGGAAGGGACTGGAAAACGTGCAGACACCGTTCGCTGTGTTTGCCGCGAAACCATCGCATTTGATCGGGCTCGTAAAGTGCACGGAACCATCCCCGCCACTGGCCGCAATCGGCGCATCGTTTTGCATGGTCAGATTCACGCTGGCCACCACGCCGCCGCCGGTAAATTGCACCGCCGCGTTGTCGAAATGGATGCCGCCGTTTGCGCGCACGAGTAGCGGCTGCCCGATCGCCGCATCCGCCGCACTAGGAGAGATTTGGATAAAGGAGCCCGCCGAACTTTGCGCCGTCACCGCCAGGCCCGCCAGCGCACCCGCCACCGTCGCACTATCCGTCGTCGTGAGCTTGCGCACCCGCAAATCGCGTTCCGCGCCTTCCGCGCTGCAGAGCTTCACCGTGTTGGCATCCGCGCGCAGAAACCCGACTTCCATCGATTCCGCCACCAGGTCATAACCTTCCGTCCAGCCGAACCAGCCGCCCACCGGCATCACGAGTAACGTCTGCTGCTGCCGGCCATAGGCATACATCCCCGCCACAATTTGCCCGACCGAATAATCCGCAAAGAACCCCCAGCCCGGATCGCGCGTATCACCGTTCGATCCGAAAGCATATTTATGCGCGCCCGCCTGGCGGTTCTCGCAGACAATGTAAGTCACGCTGGCATTGGAAGTAACCGTCATCGGCGTACCGTTGCTGTCGCCGCCATCCGCGACGACTTGTTTGCTGGACACCTGCGCCACATTCGAAACTTTGTAATTGCCGGCATCCACATCGCCGCCCCACGTCTTGAGCGCCGCCACCAGTGCGTTATATTGCGCGGCCGTCGCCGTCTGTCCCGGTACGACTGTGCTAGGCCAGGCCATTCTGTGCGACTCCGAATAGCTCACTCTGCGGCTCGGCCACCACTTCCAGCAGCACCAGCAGACGATCTTCCTCGAGATGGCAGCGGCCGCGAAAACCCTGCTGCTCCGCGAGCAGTTGCAGCGCGCCTTGTATCGCACCCTGCGCCATCGCAATGACTTCCCGCTGCCGGCGAAAGAACGCCTGTTCGGCCGCACTCAATTCGTATGTTTTCAGGCCCATTGTGAATCCTGACTCGAAGGATGCGCTTCATCCGCCCAGAGGAAACCATCCCAGGCCGTTCCCTGCGGACACCAGGCCCATTGCGCATTCGCAATGTTCGCGCCATCCTCCCAGGTGGATTGATCCCACTTCTTGCAGGTCAGCGGTTGAAACGGCGCCAGACTGCCGGCGTAGGAATCGGCCGCAAAGGGAGGCAACTGGATACCCGCCGGATACGTGCGGCCGCACAGCCAGATGGAATCGAGACGCAGCGTGGCGAACCATGCGCCGAGCGGCACATCCTCGGCTGCCGTCACGCGAAACCCGAATTCAGTCAGCCCGGCCGGCGTCAGCGGTTGCGCTTGTGTCGGCGCCAGGCGCAGGCCGGCCGCCGCCCAGCTATGCGTTTCCGGAATGAGAACGCGCGCCGGCGCGGTCCATTCGTTACCCGCACCATCCTTGGCATACGCCAGCACATACAGCGCCGGCTTCGTCGTCGTGACATAGGCCACCGAGAACCAGCCCCAGAACACGAAACCGTTGCCATTCTCCGGCCAGGCGAAGGAATGCACGAATTCGACGGGCGCCGTCTGCGTGGCCGGCGTCCAATCCGTCGCGGCACTACCGATCCCATAGGCTGACTCGGTTGCATCGAGGCGCAACGGCGAACACTCACCGCGTGCCTGCCAGGCGGCCAGGTCCGAGGCTTCCTCAAAGCCCCAGCTCGCCACTTCCGCCCGGCACTCGCGGCCGTCAATGCGCACTTTCGAAAGATTCGTGATCCAGGGACCCGGCCCGGCGGAATGAATCGCGAAATTCGCTGAGGTGGAAAACTGCGCATCGAGCGCAATCATCGCGTCATACCAGGAATCGAGCCGCGCACCGTTGATGAAGATGTCGAATTTCATCGCACGACCCCCGCCATCTGTAAGGCGTGCACGATATCCTGCGAAACCTGCTCCGTCGTGGGCCCCACCTGCACATGCATCGTGACATTCGGCCGCAGCGCGCCAGAGGTAAGGGCGGCGCGTATATCGTTCAACACCGTCACGACCGGCGAAAAATCAACCGAGAAACTCGAAACATCCACCGGCACGCCCGTCGAAGGCGCCAGTTGTATACGGCTGATTGCATCGGTTAACGACTGCACATTGAAGGCGCCGGCCAGCGCCGCAAGCTGCCCGGAAATGTCGGCAAAGCCCGTGCGCATATTATTGAAGCCGCGCGAAAGCTGGTCCCAGAGCTGGCTGCCCCAGTGCGTGATGTCGCCGCGTAGACCGACCACCTGGTTCTGCGTATAAGCCTGAAACTCGACATACAAATCGTGCACGGCCATGTAGGTCATGAAAACGCCCTGCTGGATGTTTTCCTCGATCTTCTGCGTGCCGCGCGTCTGAAAAATACCGATAATGCCGGTCACCGCCGAAACCGCGCCGGTAATGGCCGAGAACGCACCACCGAGGCCTCCGAGAGCACCACCACCGCCGCCCGCGGCGCCGCCTGCCGCGCCGCCCGCTTTCGCCGCCGTCTGCGCGCCGCCGCCCAGTCCGCCGAACAGATCGCCGATGCCTTTGAAGGCTTTCGTCACTTCACCCAGCGCCGCCGTCAGTCCATTGCCGCCGAGCAGCGACCCGATGAATTTCTGAACCGCCTGCACGCCCTGCTGCACGAAAATCTGCGTAAACATCTTGCCGATGCTCTCGAGCATGCCCCGCGTGACTTCGCCGAAACTCTTATCGCCCGACCAGAGCGCATCGGTGATATCAGAGGCCGTCTGTCGCACCAGGCGTGTGATATTTCTCTGCGCATCCTTCCACATCGAATCTCGCTGCTCGAGCGCCGTGGCCGTTTCCTTCGTGCCTTTTGTCAGAATCTGGCCGTGTTCATCGGCCGATTTCCGAATCTGCGCGCCCAGCGCCGCCAGCGCCTGCTGCTGATCCTTCGACAGATTGAACCAGTCTTTCGAAATCGTCTGCGTAATGGAATCCCAGGCCGCCTGATTGATGTGCTTGATTTCTTCGGTAGATGTGCCGGCCATCGACACCTGCTGTTTCCAGCCCTCGCGCACGTTGTAAATCATGTCGTCAATTTGCTTGTCCGTCGCAAATTTGATGGACTCGGTTGCCTCAATGACCTTTTCGGCGCCCGCCATCTGATCCTTCGTGAGCGCGATCGTCACCGCATCCGCTTCTTTGTAGGTAGGTATGAGCGCCGCCACCGAATCATTGATCTTCTGCGCCTGCGCCGCCATTTCGGCCGCATGCTGCTTCTGTGCGTCATACACACCCTGCATGTTGAACTTTTTTGCAGTGTTCTCCGCGGCTGCGCCCAGCGCGTTCAGATTGTTGGTTTGATCTCTCGTGTTGTCGCCCAGCAGCTTAAAAGCTTTAATCTGCGCGATGACTTGCTGAATGAAAACTTCGTTGCGCTTCGTCGTTTCCGCAATCGCGTCGCCCATCCCCTTAAAGGGACTGTTGACGTTATCGTTCAGAGCCGTGCCGATTTCTTTCGCTTCCGCCGTGATGTGATTGCGAAAGTATTCCGCCGACAGCTGCAGCAGGGCGAAGCCCTGCTTCATGGAATCCGGCAGCTTACTCGCAATCTTGTCCCAAACATCCTTTATCGTGTTCAGTTCGCGCCGCGTGTTTTCAACAATCATCTGGCCGTACTGCGTCGAAAGTTCCGCCAGCTTTTTAAAGAGCACCTCCGCCACCGCTGCAAACAACGAAATGGAGTGAATCATATTCGACAGCGCTGCATTCCAGTTTTTCTGCCAGAGGTCTCCAGCCTTCGCATTGTTATCCAGCGATGTATCGACCAGGCCCAACCCTTTCGCAATCCCTTCGAGCGCGCCGCCGATAAACGCCTTCACGTGCTGAAATCCTTCGTTCAGCACGCCGAATAGTTTCTGCGCGGCCGATTGCAGAATGCCCGATTGCAGGAACCATTGCCCAAATGCCGTAACCCACTTGAGTGCCTCCGTCACCCAGCCGGAAAGTTTTTGAATCGCAGGGCCCAGCAATACATTGAAGGCCTGCGCCAGCGCTTCTACGCCTTTACCGGCCGCCTCGGAGAATGCACTTTTCACGCCGCTGAGCGTCGCATTCAAGCCCTTCATGGCTTCCGAAGTCGAGAGCGCTTTTACTCCGGTATCGAGCAGCCAGCCGCCCACTTTTTCGACAATTTGCAGGCCGGCGAAACCCGTTGCCGCACCCGCCGCCAGCGTGGCGATACTACCAAGCGAAGGCACCAGGCGTGTCGCTACGCTACCGAGCGAGGAAAGAAAGCCGCCGGCACTGCTGGACTGCTTTGCGGTGTTCTCGAGCGCCGCGCCTGCCGTCTGTGCCGCCTGACCCACCGCCGCCGTTTTCGCCGCTGCTTCCGTCGCGGCCCAGGTCGAGGCCTTGAACGCTTCCGTTGCCTGCGAGGTAGCGCCGGCTGCCTTCGTTTCCGCTGAGGCCGTCGCAGCCGCCGATTCCGCTACTTTCTTAGTCGATTCCGCGGCCGCCGCCGCATTCGCCGAAGTCGCCGCCAATTGCGTATTGGAAGCATTCAGCGCTGCATTCAGCGCCGACATGGATTGCGTCGTTTCGACATTCGCCAGATTCGAGGTTTTGACTGAAACGGAAAGCGCTTCGAAGGACTTCGTTGCATTCGCGGCCGATGTCTGAATAGAATTCACCGCCGTATCGGTGACCTTCTGCGCTTCCGCGATCGAACGGTTATAGGCGTCCGTCACCGCGTTCAGGACGATATTGACGGTACGGTTCAACCCTTCAGCCACGGCGCGCCCCCGGCAAACTCAGAAAATAGGCCTCGAGCTGCCGGCCCGTCGGCATCTGCGGCGCACGCCGCCGCGGCTGCAGCTCCATCGGCACATCGTCCGGCTTCGTCACCAGGAAGGATTCAACCGTCACCTCCGGCGCATCCTTCGTGCGATTCGCCTGATAGGTCAGATAGAGTAACTGTGCCATCATCAGCTCCGAATAGCGATTCTGTTCCTTCCACTGCTCGATGAGCGCCTCGAGTTCCGGCCGCGTCAGCTCCCAGAATTCCCACTCGTGAAGTCCGAGCCGGTAACGAGCGAAGGCCCGGAGCCGCTCCCACTCGTGAACGACGGCGCCGCCAGGCCGTTCACTGGTTCGGCCGGCCGCTCCGCTGCCGCCGGCTCCGCGGAAGGGTTTGCCGTACCCATCGCTTCCGCCACACAGGCGTTGTAATACGACAGGTTCTGCATTTCGATGAGTGAACGCAGCGCCGCGAGTGTCAAATCGGCATGCTCATGCCGCAGCCCCAGGAACAGCGCCTTCGCCACCGAATCGAGTTCCCGCTGCGGTAACTGCTGCAGCTCGAGCACATCCGCCAGCGTGTAATACAAATAGCGCGGCCGTTCATCGGCTAGAACGATTTCGACCCGCTGCAGGATCTTTCGTTTTCGTTCCGGCATATGTGTTACGCCGCCCGCTCCAGATTCGTACCGCGCGAGGCCTCGAGCGTATTCGGCGCACCCGTCCGCGAAACTGTCACATCACCGTACTGGCGCAGCGTGCAATTCAATTTCATGGCGCCGGCGCCGGAAAAAGCTAAGGGCAATGCCGTGACAAACGCCGCGAAGGTCACCACCAGCGTTTCGCCTTCGGCATAATCCGTCTCGATCTTGAATGGCCGTATCTCGCGCGTCTTACTCAAATGAATGAGGCCGGTGACTTCGTTATGCGTCGGATCATCCGGCCAGTAATTCACCACCAGCGCGATATCGGCCGGCGTCGAGAGTCCCGGAATCTGCAACGTGACGCGCGAGGCATTCGCCAGGTTATTCACATCGAGCATGGAGACCGAAGGCGAAGGAATCGTCAAACTCTCCACATTCGAAATCTCCTGCCAGGTCGGCTCCGAACTGGCATCGGTACAGGTACCCAGAAAGACATGCGAAGGCACCGGCACAAAGCCGCCCGGCGTCACGCTCGGATCAACCGCAATCTGCGAGCAGATACTGGCCGCGGTCAGCGTAATCGTGGCGCCAGTCGTATGCGCCGCGGCCGCCGTGCCCTGCTGCGCGCGCACCACCGTATAGGCAACGCCGGAGCCTCCGGTTACTTTCATTTTTTCGGTTTCCACCAGGAGCGTGTCACCGGTTTTGACAGGATCATGCCCGGCATTCAACTGGATGTTGGTATCGGTATCCGAAATATCGGCCGCGAGTGTGATAGCCATCACTTTGTTTTTCTCCCTTCACAGAAATAAAATTTGCACGTTAACCGTGGCCGCGCGAACCGTGCCTTCCGCGCGCGTGAACTGCACCAGATTCACAAACGTCTGCATGCGCCGTTTGCCGATAAAGAGGCATTGATCCTCAAACAGCAAATTCAGCAGCGTGGCAATCTCGCGCACCTGCTGGAATCCTTTTTCCGGATCAGCATCGTTCGAATATGCGCGCAGCACCTGCTCGGCCCAGAGCTGCCGCGAGGTATCAACGGCGCGATCCGAGCGCGCCGAAAACGTATCGAACAGAACATAGGGATAGAACGTCGCATCCGGCACGTAATCCCACACACCGGAAACGATGGCCGCCAGCTCTTCGGAATTTTTGAGCCGGTCATACATCACCTGCTGCAAGGCTAGAAAATCGATAATCATGGCCGGTCCACTCCCAACTGCTCAGCCAGCCGCAGATCGAACTGCTCGAGTTCCCGCGCGACCGCCACCTGCAGAAACGGATGCGCCCGCACATAGCGCGTACCAAAAATCACGTAACTGGCATATGGCACCGCGGCCGTAATGAGAAACTGGCCGGCAGCCGGCCGCTCCGCGTAAACATTCGCTCGCAAGCGGCCGGTACGCAGCGGCGCCATCGCCGCCGCCATGCGCGCCGCATCCTGCGCCACCTGCGCCAGGTCGGCATGCACCAGCTCCGGCAATCCGTCCAGGGTACGAAACAGACTATCCACTTCGTTCACGCAATCCCTTTGCCTTCCCAGACCGTCAGCACCTGTTCCCGATTCCGTTCATCGCGGTTATAGAGCGCCGTGATATTGAGAATGCGGCCGCGGTAGATGAGGCGCATGGTCGCATCCAGGTCCGTCCGATGGCGTAAGCGGATCTGCCACCAGACACGCGACTCCATTTGTTCCGCCTGCGCAATCTCGAGATTCGATTTCTGCTCGAACTTCGCCCAGGCATAGGTCACATGCTGCCAGTCGAGCGCCACCGCATCCCCGGTTGCACCCGCTACCGCCACCGGCCGCTGCACTTCGACATAGCATCGTAGTTCGCCTGCACGCATAATCAGGAAAACTCAAACCAGCGATCCGACAGCAGACCATCGAGAAAGGGAACCGTCTCGAGCTTCGCTTCGCTCACTTCCTCGCGATTCTCATAGAGCGCACCGATGCGCAACAGCAGCCAGTTCTGCACATCGGCCGGCACATCCTCGGCAAGCGTGCCGTAACCCGCCCGGTAACGCACCCGTAGCAGGTCTTCCGTCACTGCTTCGAAATCCAGATCGCCGCACCCGCAGTTGCAGCCGCCGCAGCACGAGCCGAAAATGCCGGCATTAAAAATCAGCCGGCCCGGCGTGGTGTAAATTCCATCGCTCGTCTGCTCAATCCGGTAATCCGTGCCGGCCTGAAGCGTTTGATTGCCATAGGTCACCCGTTCCACTCCGAGCAGATTCGTCCAGGGCAATTCAAGCAGGCAGCAACCGCAGCGCGTGCCCAGTTCCTGCGGATAGCAGGCGCATTCGTATGTCGTCTCGATCAGCGCCAGGCGCAGGAGTTTCGTCGCCGTGCGAACCGCCGACTGCGCCAGCGTCTGCATGACATACAGTTCTTCCGACGATTCGACTACGCCCAGTTCTTCCAGCCGCAGGTGCCGCTGCACCTGTTGCCAGGTGACCGGCAGCGTCAGCGCAGGTTCAATCAGCGTCGTTTTCATAGCCTTTTCATGAAATTCGGGAGAAGCAGGCAAGACCAGGCGCTGCCCGCCGGTCCTGCCCGTTCCCCGCCCGATGCCGGTCTCTGTTTAAAAGAAGCATCGGGAAACCCTTCCTTTTTAGCGCCGCTCTTGTTCTTCGTCGGCGTCCGGTTTCCGTTCCGGTCCCGGATACGGTTCCGGCCGCCGTTGCGGATCAGGCTCCGGCCGCGGCTGCGGTTTTGGTGGTTGCTGTGTACCCATCGGTTTTTACCTCCCTTCCCGGCGCCGCTGCGCCGCTGCTTCTTCCGCCCGTTCATTCGAGCGCCGCGCACTCGTGACCGTCGGATGTTCCCCGGCCGGCGCTGCGCCCTCGCTCGGCGGTTGCGGCCGCTGTGTCCCGGCTTCCGCCTGCGCCTGCTGCCGCTGCTGCGCATTCTCGTAATGCGCTTTCGTCACCCCGTTGCCGGGAGGCGTGACCACATCGGCGCCCAGCAGCACATAGGGCGAACGCTGTCCGCCCGATTTCGTCGTAATGGGAGCCTTAAACCAGGGCGTTCCGCCCACGCGAATCACGAAGCGGAAACAGGTGATGTCGTAATCGAACCAGAGATGAATCGAAATATCCTGCTTGATGCCGCCCGTTTTCGTGGCCGTCAGATAGGATTTCAGATCGACCAGCGCGATATCGCCGGCTGTCCCCAGCGCCGGCGCCACATCCGTCACCAGGATCGGCCGCCCCATCAGCGTGCCGTAGGGCGCCGCCGATAAACCGCCCGGCGGCAGATAGGCCGGAAAACCTGTAATGGTGTTTCCGACACCGCCCGTCGGAATCGGAAAATAGAGCGACAAGAGCGCTGCCTGGCCCTCCTGGCTGGTGATCCAGACACCCGACCGCGAGGCGGAGTAGAACGCCGTCCACATCTGAAAAATATTGGCCACCGTGATCGTCCCCGCAGCCTGCGCCGCATCCCGCGGGATTGTCACCGCGGCCGGGGAGGTATAGATACCCTGTGGTTCCCCGGTACCGGTTCCGTTCAGGATGGCATCGTTGATTTTGTACTCCATCTTTTCCGGAGCCTTGCGCCGCAGCAGTGCCGCCAGCGCCGGCGCATCCTCCAGCAATTCATCCGAGACTGGCACCAGCACATACAGCTTGTTCAGCGATACCGTCACCTGATCGAGCGCCAGTTTGGAATTTTTCTTGAGCGCGCATTCCTTATCCCAATACGCCTGAATGCCCGCGACCGTATCCCAGGGAGTCGAGCTGTCAATCGGCACGATGACGCGATTACTCGACGTCGTAATGTTATCGGTCAAGGGCAAAAGCGAATCCTCCGCCATCAGCAGACTTTGAATATCCGTTCGAAAATCGGGAGGCACCGCATAGCCGCCATCCGCATTCACGCCTTCCGTCATGACGTTATCGGGAGGCCCCGCCGAATTGAGCAGCCGCGGATCAGTGGGCCGGCCATGAATACCGGCATTGCGTACCGCCTGCGCGAATTCGCCGAAATCGCGAAAGCCGAACGTCCCCGCCGCCCGGTTTTCCACCTGCACGCGATGCCCGCGCACCGGCTGCGGAGCCGGCCGCGGCGCCGCCGGCTGCACCTGCGTGCCATTGCCGTTCGCATGCCCGTTTGCGGCGCCATTCGGCGCCGGCGAAACCAGATGCTGGTTCACCACCTCGAGCTGCTCGCGCCGCCGGATGTCGGCGAGTACCGCTTCCTGCTCGCGCATCGCGCCGTCGAATTCCTGCGCCTCGCTATCGGTCAGGTCGCGCTGCTCCTGATCCGCCATCGCCAAAATTGCGGTAGCTCTCGCCTGTATATCTGCTGATCGCTGCCGTTGTTCCTGAAGTGTCACTGACATAGAGAGTCACCGCCCTTTACGTTTGATTTTTGGTACTGCTCGAACACCTTCCGCCGCATCGCCGAGGCCTGCGCCCGGCGTGCATCCGCCCGCGGCCGTTTCGCCGCCGATACCCGCAACCAGGCCGGCATGTTGCGGAATTTCATGCCCGCCGGAAAACCCGCTGCAATCGGCAGCGCTTCTTCGACCTGTTCACCGAAACCCGCCTCCACCGCTTCCGTTGCCGTGAACCAGGTTTCCGCATCCATCCATTCCGCCAGCCGCTTGCGGCCGGCCGCACTATGCCGCTGATAGGCATCGATCAGCGATTCTTTCGTTTCATCCAGCACATCCGCCAGCTTGCGCAGCTCCTCCGCTTCGCCGAAGATCACCGCCGCCGGATTATGGATCATGAGCGAGGCGTTCGCCGCCAGCACGATGCGGCTAGCCGCCATCGCGATCACCGAAGCGATCGACCAGGCCATACCATCGATATAGGCCGTCACCGGCACCGGCGCGCGCAGCAGCGCGTTATAAATCCCGAGGCCTTGAAAGACATCGCCGCCTGGCGAATTGATGCGCACCGCCACGGCATCCGCCGCGCGCATGCCGTCCAGGCGTTGCGCGACCGTCTTTGCCGTTTCGCCGGCATCGTCCCACAGCAGACCGGAGCCGCCGATGGCGTCGTAAAGATAGATCGTTTCGATGCGTGCCGCACTAGCGCGCACCCGCGGCGCCTGGCCGCGGGATAGAATGGTTTCCGTCACGTCCTTCTCCTCTGTCAGGGAATGGGGATTCGACACGAAGCGGAGATGGCTGCAACCGTCTCCGCTCCATCTGCACGAGCTGCAAACGCCGCAACGCTTGCGTACCCGCTTTCACATCATCCGTTGCCGGAGCCGCTGCCTGCTCCGGCGTAAACAAATCCGTGCCGCCGCCGCCCGTTCCTTCGCGCGTCGCATCCGGCGTCTGTTCGCCGCGCGCTACCAGCGCCTCCGTCTGCGCTTCGCGATAGGCCAGGTCCGCTTCCGCCTGTTCCAGCTTGACGTGTGCCAGCGCTTCGAATTCATCGAGCGGCACCGTGTTCAACTGCACCGTTCGCAACTCGCCGTTCGATACATTGTCGAGGTCTTCCATCTGCCGCACATCGTTAATCGACAGGAACCCATAGCGCAGCCCGATCGAATAGGCTTCATAGCGTGTCTTGAGATCGCCCTTCAGGATCGGCGCGAGCGAATGCCGTGTGAAGAACTTCGAACTGCGAACGCTGCCTTCGAACAGCTTGTAATCGACTTCCTGCTGCAGCCGGATCGTGGCCGGCAAAAAAGTTTCATTGAAGCAATCGATTTCCAGGCTTTCGATATTCGCGTAACTCGCTTCCTCGAGAATACCGATCTTATGCTGCGGCACCCGAAACCAGCGGCAGACTTCCTGCGCCTGAAACTGCCGGCTCTCGAGAAACTGCGCATCGCGCAGCGGTAATTGCAACTGGTGATAACTCAAGCCGTTTTCGAGCAGCGGCACTTCCCCGGCATTGCGCCAGCCCATGTAGAGATTCCGCCAGCTTCGTTTTAGCGCATCGGCATGTTCCTTATCCGGCATCTTGCCCGGAAACTCCATCCAGCCGGAAAGAAACGGCGCATTCTGAAAACCGATGGCGCCGAACTGCTCGAGTTCCTTCCCGAACGAAATCGTCTGCGCCGCCTGCGAAACCGTGCTCAGACCGAACACGCCATTCGTGCCGATGTTACGCCAGTGCAGCATGTTTTCCGCTCGAATCGTTCGATCCTCTTCGCCCAGATTGCCGTGCACGAAATAGACGAGATTGCCGCGGCTGTCGCGCTCGACATCCACCTGGCTGGAAGGAATCGGCCAGAGCTGATACGGATAGCCGTCATTGCCCCAGACAATCTCGGCATAGGCATTGCCCCAGCCCAGCATCTGCATGACAATCGCCTCGCGAAAATTCATGGCCGGCATATCATCGTTTGGCCGCCGGTTCAGCAGATACCAGGTCCGCACGTCGGAGCGCTGCCGCGAGGCGCCGGAAGGCAGCCGCTCGAAAACTTCCCATTCGAGCATGGCCAGCGTTTCCGCAATCACCCGCATACAGGCAAACACCGCCGAGTAGGTTAACGCCGTTTCCGGCGTCACCGGATAGGAACCCGGCACGCGCCGCGTTGCGATCCATCCGCCGGCCGCCTGACGCGGATCGAGCCGGAACTGATTCAGGAAACGCACCGCACGCGAAAGCAAGGCCAGTACGGGATTGTGTGGCAATGGCAACGTATTCGTCATGAGACAAACTCCGCTATGCTGGAAAGCATGCAAGCGATGCCCTGGCAAACTGCCCTGGCTGTTTTTGTCGGAACGCTTCCGATTCTTTCCGTGATTGTGTGGAATCTTCTCAAGGTAGACCGCATAGAAAAAAAGCTCGATGCGGTAATCAGCGAACTGGCGAACATCCGCGAACGTCTCGCCACACTGGAAGAGCGTGACCGCTGGACGCATCCGGTAACACATCCGTAATCACTCATTTTCCGAACGCTCCGTATTCATCCCGCCGCCACTCCTGCTCGGATTCGCGGACCGTCAACCCGCCTAATGCCATCAGATCGAGCCGCACGATAGCCGGCCCTTCCGCACTCATACGCAGTTCGAGCGCATGCACCCCGAGTAACTCGAAGCCATCCAGAAAAACCCGCGTACCGACCACTGGCCCGCCGCGCGCCGCGAAACCCTTCGGAACGACCACGTCGATATGCGGTCTGCTCATAGGCCGGCCAATTCATCCGGAACCCCACCGCCGCGCGCTTCCGCCGAACCGCGAAACGGAACCGTGCGAAGCTCGGAACGCGTCATGTACGCATGCGGCACATCCTGATAGGCGCGAATCACGCGATCCGCCGCCAGAAACATCGCCACCGGCGCATCGATCTTGTTCGCCCGCGTTTGCTTGCGCGGAAAATAATTATCATTCGCATCGCGCCGGCACACGACATTCGACACCATCCAGGCCACTGCCGGATTCCCTTCATGCGCGATCTGCCCGGAGAGCAGCCAGGCCTCGGTTTCTTTCATGGCCGGCGAAAATACCGCCGTCGTTTGCTTCGTATCCGCTACCGGAATTTCAAACGAGCGCCGGTTGAGAATCGATAATAACGGCGGCAATTGCCAGGGATCGGCCGCCAACTCGCGCACCTCATACTGCTTGCCATCCGCTTCGAGCACATCCGCCAGCGCTTCAAAATCCTGAATGTTACCCGGCACGACGGCGATGTAACCTTGCCGGGCCCAGGTTTCAAGCAGTGCATTCTCTTCCTGCTCGAGCGCGCGCTCCGGAATCCACAAGCGGAACACGAGCCGATGCTTCTCCACACCTGCTTGCGGAGGAAACCAGAGACACTCGGCAATCAAATCGCTTTTCGTCGCCAGGTCGAGCCCCACATAGCAGAATTCTCCCGGCTCGGGCAACACAAAGCCGGCCGCCGCCTGGCGCCAGTAGCGCAGATCGAGCCAGGCCTGAAACGCCGTCACCCATTGATTCGCACGCGTCGTCTGAAACGCCGCCAGCGATGCCGGCGAATGCTTCGCCTTGCGCGCCAGCGACTCGATATCCTCCAGGTACACCGATACCCCGAGATTCGGATTCGCTTTCGGCCAGTTCGCCGCCTCGAGTGCGTCATCGCCTTCATCGAGCGTGTAGATGGAACCGCCGACTGTCTCATCGGCAACCGTGCCTTCCAGAATCTTCGTCAGGTAGGAACGCACTTCATAACAGACACCGTACTGATTCGCGCCCGCCGTCGTAATCGCAAACAGCAGCGGCTGCCGGCGCGATCCGGTTGCCGTCTCGAGCACATCCCACAATTCACGATTGCGATGCGCATGAAATTCATCCACAATCGCGCCGTGAATATTTAAACCGTCGAGATGTTTTCCTTCTGCCGAGAGCGGCTTGAAGGTCGAAGCCGTGCGCAATTGCGTAATCGCATTCGCCATCGGCCGCACGCCGAAGCGTTTTCGAAAACGCGCATCCCGTTCGACCAGCTGATGCGCATCGTTGAAGGAAAGACGCGCCTGCTCGCGTGTCGTCGCGGCACTGACAATCGTCGCGCCGGCTTCGCTATCAGCGCACAGCAGATAGAGCGCAACGACCGCTGCCAGCGTCGTTTTCCCGTTCTTGCGCGCCAGCTCGAGATACCATAAACGAAACCGCCGCGCGCGGGTATCACGTCGCCGCCAGCCGAACAACGTCGTCATCTGAAACGCCTGCCAGGGTTCCAGATGCATCGCCACACCGCGACTGGCCCAGACACCATGCACATGTCCGAAGCCCTCGAGAAACAGACAGACGCGGTGCGCCTGCGTCACATCAAACCAGTACGGCCCGCTCTCGCGCCAGCGCTCCAGATCCTCGAGCTGCCGCTGGCAGGCCAGGCGCAACCAGCGGCAGGCTGGAATCTCGCCTCGCGTCACCTGCTGTGCATACTCGAAAGCCGCAGCAACATACGGCGAAGTAACAGCAGGCATCGGGGAGGATAACACCTGAAAAACCCTTTCCAACCAATCGGACACAGACACCGCGTTACGAGGAGCAACCGTCAGGTGTAGGTCATCGATATCTGTGCCCAATGGTCGGAGCCGTCGTCAGGGGAGGAATCCGCCAGCATGTTGATGCGAGTACGCGCCGCCGGCGAGAATCCGAGCTCCTGAATGCATTGCCGCAGAATCACCGATTGCGAATTCATGACATGCACGGCCGGATGCACCGTGCGAATGCCTTTATAGCCGCGCGAGGTATAGCCGGTTTCATTCACTTCCTGCGCCGCCCGCACGTAGAGATCGAGTGCAATGACGTATTGCGTCAGCACCGCGCTGTCCACCTGGCGCACCAAATCAGGTGGACACGCGGCCAACGTATCGCGCCAGCTCAGACGCTGAAACTCATTCATCCAGTCCGGCGCCTCAAGCGAAGGCCTGCCCTCCGGTTCCGGTTCATGCGCCGTTTGCCGGCACGGTTGTAACGTGCCGTTCAATTGCTTGATGAGCGTCGGAACCGGATGGGACATGGCACCTTCCCCCTAAAGGCGCCGGCGAAAACATGGCAACTTCAAATTTTCCCTGCGCCCTTAGAACGTTTTGTTCAGCACTATAGCGCCGGATTTTTCCGAGTGCAAGCGGATTTTAACAAAAAATTGCGCCAGACTACGGCACCTTCGGCGAAACGCGCCGGCTTTACGCGGCCGAAGCCAGCCGAAGCGCGGAAGTCCCGTTCACCCCCGCCACCCCAACCATTCCAATGGACGCGTATGTTCCAGGTAGCGTAGTACTTTCCCCCTCGATGGAAGGTAGCATCAGATCCAGGCTATGCCCCAAAGTGCCCGCTTCACACTGCATGCGACTCTAGCGCGGCGGGAACCGC